TTTAGAAAAAATTATAAAAGGTGAAGGTAAAACAGGTTTACCAAAAGAGGGTGTAAAACCTTTTAAATATAGATCACCAGATGAATTTGATAACAGAAAAGAATATGAAAGATATTTAGACGAAGTATTAGGACCACCTGATGATGTTTTTGGAAATCCAACAAAAGATCAGATGTTAGAAAACTTTGATAAAGTAAAAGCTAAAAACGTTACACCTGGTGGAGGTGTTCAAAGTGTTTTAGAAGAAGAATTAGGTGTTAAACTTTATGGTGATGAAACTTTTGATGAGTTGATGATTATTAAAAATACTGGCAAACATCCAAGAGATAAGGCGGATGGTGGCCGTGTAGGATTTTTAAAAGGTGGACCCACAGACGATAGTATTATTGGAAAAGATTTACCAACAGGACTAAGTGGTATATTAGGTCAACCAACAACAGAAGATGATGACATGTCAACTAAAACAGCAGGCCTTAATGTATTGAGTGGATTAGTAGGTGTGTTTGGACCTAGATTAGGAGAATTTATATTTCAAAGAGGAAAGCAAAAAGTATTTGATGCAGCTAGAAAAAAAGCTGTGGATAAAGTAAGACAAATGGAAGCAGAAAGGGTAGCTAAAGAAGCAGCTAGAAGAGCAGAGACTCAACGTATACAAGCAAGACTTGACAGAGACCCTAGAGGCACTGGACCAGGTCCATCCAGCGGTGGTCCTTACGGCGGCGGTGCTGGTGGTGTGCATAGTGATTATGCAGATGGTGGTCTGGTTACAATGTTCGTGGAGAAAAGATAATGTCTAAAGCAAAAGTCATAAAGTTATTAAAAGCAATACCTGACTATAGGGCAGATGAAAAAGATAGAACGGCTGCTAAAAAATTTATGAAAGAATTTTTAGAATATGCTCAAAAAGAATTTAATGGTAATTTTAAAGCAGCAGCAGAATCAATTGGTGAAAGCAGAGAAAAAATAAGAGGTATTTTTGATAGAGTTAGATTATCAGAGACAGGAACCCGTAAGGGAGCAGATGTGGGAAAAGGCACTATAAAACAAACTATTATTCCAACGCCAAAAAATGTAATCCCTTATAAAGAAGCTACTACAAAAGTAAAAACAGATAAAACTTTTTTAAAAGATAAAATAAAAAATTTTGATGGTAAAAAATTCTATAATGCAAAAGATATAGCAAATATTTTAGGTGTAGATGCTTCTAATAAAAATTTATTAGATAGAATCACAAGAGATTTATTAAGATTTGATGTAACCTCAAGACCAACAACAGGAGCACAAAAAGAATATAATCTTAAAGATGCAGTAGATAAAATAACAAAAGGATACGAAAAAAAATTAGTAAAAGGTCAAAGATTAGCTGCTTCATCAAGGCATGACCTTGATGTTAAACTTGATCCTGATTTAAAAAGGTTTCTTGGAAATTTTAGAGGTCAAATACGTTCTATATCAAAATCTGAAGGGATATATGTTCCAGGTGCTGTGGAAGATGTGGGTCATCCTCTTTCAGTTAAGATAACAGATAAATATCCAAACTTAGTTAAAAATTCAAACATAAATAAAATTAATACCTTAACTTTTCAAGATCCAATTTTAAATAGAGAGGTTTTATTAAAAACTGGATATGAAAGTAGTCATGATACTTTATTATCTAGATTAAATAAAATCGTGGGTAAAAAAATTGGAAATAAAGAGTTGCAAGAATTACAATCTATAAAAAATGAAATGAGTAATTTATACACACAAGCCGTAAATCAAACTAAAAATTTAGCCAAACAAAATAAATATTTTTTAGGTCAAGAAACAAGAATACCAAAAATAGATATTAACATTCCAAAACAAGGAGAAACTTTTAAATCTGAAAATTTATTTGTTGATATGTCAAATGTAAACCCAGCATTTAAAGTTGGTTTGGTAGACGACATAAACCCTAATGCAAAATTTTTTAAAGATTTATCTAAAGAACAAAAAGAAATTTATAAAAGAAATGTTTTAGATCAAACTAAATTTAATGTAGATAAATTTTACACTGGAGCTGGTTTTCCAAAAGAACAAGTTAATGAATTAAAAGATTCTTTAGAATTTGGGACTGCAGATAAAATTGGAATAGCAACTGCTGGAACTTTGTTTGGAACTGCAGTAGCAGCAGAAGAAACAACACCAGAGGTTCCAATTAAATACAACGATGAGATCGGCGCATTCGTCGATCCTAAAACCGATGATAAAGTTTCACAAGCAACGTTACTTGACTGGGCTGCAAATAATCCAATGCCCACGGCTGCCGTAGCCTCAGCACCCTTACTAAGTAAAACAGTTAGAAAAGGAGCAGGTAAATTATTATCTGGTTTATTAAAAACATTAGGTAGTCCTACAGCTGCAGCAGGTTTTGCAGGGCTAACCATAAAAGAAAATTTAGAAGAGGGTAAAAGTATTCCAGATGCAGTAATAGATCCTTTGGTTGGTGTAGAATTATTATTTCCAGAATTAGCTAAAAGAGCAGCAACATCTCCAACAGGAACAGGTCTTTTATCTAAAGCCGGAAGATTTTTATTAAATCCAATACCAAGAGCGGCAGCTGCTATGACACCACTTGGTGTTGGTATTACTGCTTTAGGTTTAGGCAAGATGGGTATAGAAGCTGCAATAGATGAAAGAGAAAAAATTTTAGGTATGACTGAACAAGAAAAAACAGATTATCTAGCTGATCAATACGAAAGCTTTGGCGGTGTATTTGGAGAAGGAGCATAATGGATAGAAGAACTTTCATGCAATTGTTAGCTGGTTTTGCGGCAATGCCCTTTGTTGGTAGATTTGCAAAACCTCTTAAATCAGAAACTGTACGAGAAGGTATTGAATCTATTAGTGAGGGTGGCATGAAAATTTATGAAATGATTGTTGATAAAGTAATGAAAGAAGGAAAAAAAATTGGTGAGTCTGGTAGAGTTGAAAGTTACAAACATCCTGATAGACCTGATATCACTGTTGATGTAAATCAAACTGATGGCAGCGCAGAGATATATTTTGATACTGACAGAGGTTCAAAAGGATATGCAGAGATTAGAAGAGATATGGAAACAGGGGGTGATGAATTAATTGAAGCTGAAGAAGTATACAAAGGAACTCCTGAAGGAGATTATTATAAAGATATAGAAGAAGGAATTAGTGGTGGTATTGAAAATCTACGAGACTTTACTAAAAAAGCTGATGGTGGAGAGGTTAATTTGACAATAGTAAGAATGCCTGATATCAATCAGTCAGGTGTTGAATCATTATTTAAAAAAAGGTAAAATAGCAAATGGCCACAATAGATAAACCATTACCGAATACAAAAACGACCGTCGAAGTTCCAGGAGCAGTTGAGGTTGAAGAAGAAATCAAAGAAAAAGTAGAAGAAGTTCAAGAAAAAGGTGGACCTGTTGAAATAGAAATGACAGAGGAAGGTGGTGCTGAAGTTTCATTTGATCCAAAGGTTGCAGCAATGGAAGGTGGTCAAGACCATTTTGAAAATCTTGCAGAATTTTTAGGAGAACAAATTTTAGATCCATTAGGATCTAAGTTAGTAGATCAATACAATGAATACAAAGAATCACGTGGTGATTGGGAACAATCATACAGAGAAGGTTTAGAACTTTTAGGTTTTAAATATGAAAGAAGAACAGAACCTTTCAGAGGTGCATCTGGTGTTAATCACCCTGTACTAGCTGAAGCGGTAACACAGTTTCAAGCGCAAGCTTACAAAGAATTGCTTCCTTCCGATGGACCAGTAAGAACTCAGATAATGGGTAACATAGATGTTCCAAAAGAAGAACAAGCAAAAAGGGTAAAAGATTTCATGAATTATCAGATCATGGATCAAATGAAGGAATACGAACCAGAGTTTGATCAAATGCTTTTTTACCTCCCTCTATCCGGATCTACCTTTAAGAAAGTCTATTACGACGATCTTTTAGGTAGGGCGGTATCAAAATTTGTACCGGCTGAAGATTTAGTCGTGCCATATTCTGCAAACTCTTTAGATGATGCAGAGGCAGTTGTTCACGTAATTAAAATTTCAGAAAATGAATTAAGAAAACAACAAGTGTCAGGATTTTACAGAGACATAGAATTAGGTTCACCACCTGTTACAGAAAATCAATTACAAGATAAAAAATTAGAGCTAGAAGGAATTTCTAAAGATGGCCAAGAAGATCAATATACTTTGTATGAGATGCATACTAATTTAGATCTTGAGGGTTATGAAGACGTAGGAGAAGATGGAGAACCTACTGGAATTAAACTTCCGTACGTTATTACAATCGCAGAGTCTAATAAAAAAATTTTATCTATTAGAAGAAACTATAAACAAACTGATCCACTGAAGAAAAAAATAAATTACTTTGTGCAATTTAAATTTTTACCTGGCACAGGATTTTATGGTTTTGGTTTAATCCATATGATCGGTGGTTTGACTAGAACAGCTACTGCAGCATTAAGACAATTACTTGATGCGGGTACTTTAGCAAACCTACCGGCTGGATTTAAATCTAGAGGTATAAGAGTTAGAGATGATGCACAACCTTTACAACCTGGAGAGTTTAGAGATGTAGATGCACCTGGTGGAAACATTAGAGATCAATTTATGACTTTACCTTTCAAAGGTCCTGATGCAACTTTACTTCAGTTAATGGGTATCGTTGTTAATGCAGGTCAAAGATTTGCAAGTATTGCAGACTCACAAGTTGGAGATATGAATCAAGCAGCTGCTGTTGGTACAACTGTTGCATTATTAGAGCGTGGTTCAAGAGTAATGTCAGCCATACACAAAAGATTATACGTAGGATTAAAACAAGAATTTAAATTATTAGCAGAAGTATTCAAAACATATCTACCACCAGTGTATCCTTATGATGTACCAGGTGCTAGACGTGAAATTAAAATGCAAGATTTTGATGATAGAGTAGATATTTTACCTG